TTTCAGAAAGACTAGCTGTACCTAAAGGCATAGCGTATCTATAAAGAACGTCAGTTCCCATTTCAATGTCAGTTACTTCTCCTGCTGTTTGTGGTATAGATGTTACTTGGTCATAAACTGCGAAATACACGTATTTGATTCCTCCACTCGTTCTTGAACAATCAAGACCCCTACCTTTTGTTAGTGCTATACAAGCCATTTTATTATTTTTTTTAGGTTAAGGGTGGAAGGGTTTTACCCCCTCCATCCGTATTATTTAATTATGATTGGTGAACGATATCAGCTCCGATACCTAACTGAACACCTCCTGAGTAACGAGCAACTAATCTCATATTATCAGAACCATCCAAAGCAGCCATATCCATCAAAGTAATTCTTGTAGCGTCACTTAATAAGTCAGTTCCAAAGAATAAGTTAGACTTCTCAGCTGCTACTAATTGGTCATTTGGCATTCCGTTACAAACAGCAATTTTGTACCCTTCAAATACAGGAACATAATCTCCATTCATATTGTAAGCGTTTACATATCCTAAAGTAGATACTGCTGAAATATAAAAAGCGTAAGTCTTAGGACTCATATAGATATGTAAGTCTTCTTTTCTCAATACTGCTGAGATATTAGCTGCCATATCAGCTGTTAAAGTTTGTAAGTTAGCAATAATGTTAGCTGCTGTATAAGCTGCTGAAGCAGTTGAAGTGTTTACTGTACCATCTACTGCAAATGCTCCTGTAGTAGCTGTTAAGAACCCTTCAAATTGTCCTCCTGTAGCGTCAGCTCCTGACCATACTGATTCTTCAACTCCATTAGCGATAATTTCTCCCATATAAGAGATAACGTAATCATCAAAACTTGCAGGTGGTGGTGCTCCTGCTCCTGCTTTCATTTGTAATGCTTCCCAAGAATCAAGTAAAGTAGCTTTACATAAGTCAAGGTTAATTTGTAAGTTCTTAGGCTCAAGTACATTTTCAGTTAATGCAAGAGTACCTGCGTCAGTAAAGTCGCAAGTAGCGTCTGCTACTAAAGATGAACCTGCCATTTTTTGAATGTTAGACTTATACTTGATGTTTTCAATCATAGTTAAGTAGTCTAGTGAGTTTGCTTGGTTTAAAGCTGCTGAGATGTAAAATCCTGCTGCCTTTCCTGCAAAGTTGCTTGTCGTAGTGAAAGCCATAATTTTTGTTTTTTATTTATTAATTATTATTTATTTAAATCTTGTAAGAACCTTTCTCTTTTAGACAACTTAGAGTAGTCTTTTTTAGACATTGGTTTTCTTTCTGAACTGAATTTATTAGTATCTAAAGGTGCTGAAGCAGGTTGTGCTGCTAACTCAGCTTTTAACTTATCATTTTCAGCTTTTAATTCTTCTACTGAGAACTCAACTACTTCTGTAGTTTTAATAGACTTAGGAGTTGTTCCTCTTTCTTCAACTTCTTCTGACATTTCTTCAACCTCATCATCACCTCCAACTTTTTCTTCTTTTAAGTCTGCGATTGCGTCCTCTAAGTTTTGTACTCTTTCTACTAATCTTTCAAAAGCGTCATCTTCAACTTCTAATTCTTCTGCTAATTCTTCTGAAGCTTCTACTTCTTCTTCAACTACTTCTTCTTCAGTTTCAGACTCAATTACTTCAGCAACAATACCTTCTTCCTCAACTCTGAAAGATACTCCTGTATCAGTCTTGTAAGTTCCAACAGGCAATAAAATTGTAGTTCCATCTTCAGTTAATACTGAAATATCTACACCTGCTTCTAATTCCTCAGCAGTTGAAACAAAGATAGTTCCGTCTTCTGATTTTGCTTGCCACTCTAAAGAAATTGTTTCTTCTTTGTCAAGTCCAAGTGCTACTAAAATTTGCGTCTTTAAATCCATAGTTTATTTTTTAGGTTCTGTTATATAATAGAATAGTTATTTATTTGTTTGATTTTTAGATTTTAATATCAGAATATTTTTGCATATCATTTACTGCTGACCTTAAATCTTGACTTATTTTAGAACTTTTACTAAAATTCGGTATGTCTTTTGGTGCTACGCCTAGTTCTTTCGCTTGTTTTTCTGTTTTATCTAATATAGTATTAATTTCTTTTAAAGTAGATTTTCCTTTTTTAATATCATCATTTCTTCTCTCATTAATCTTATTAAAGTCATCTGATAAATTTCTTAATTCTTGAAACAATTTTGATAAATTAATACTGTCTTTATTTACACTTACTGCAATTTTATCTGCTTCTGTATTTAACTTTTTTAAATCATCAGCTAACCCCAACTCAACCTTCTCAGTCTTAAGTTCAGTTTTGTTTTCTCTTACTAGCTTGTTTAAAGCTTTTAGTATTTGTTCTTGTGTTGGTTTCATATTATATTATTTTATTCTTTTCAAAGCACTCTTACCTGCGTCTTCCCTACCCTCTAACCATTTCTTTTCTTTTATCCAAACTTTATGTTGTGTTTCTGCTTCAGAATATCCTTTTATGTCTTTTATAGGTATTCCTAAATCTTTTACTTGTTGTTCTAGGTTTCTTTTTATAAACTCAAAATCTTGTATAGCTGCCCCTAGCATATTTATAGGATTTGAAATATTAGATAGTTGTACTTTCATACTATCAATGCTATCTACTGCTTTATCTATATCATTAACTAAGCTTTGGATGTTACCACCTATTCTATTTGCTTCTGATATACCTCTTTCACCATCTGATAACATACTTTGTATATCTTGTACTACACCTAACTCAACCTTCTGAACACTTAACAATTCTTTTAGTGCTGTCTTAACTTCTTCGTTTGTAAATTCTTTCTTTTGCATTTGTTCAAATTTATTAGTAAAGTAGCCTTCTATTGAAAGACCTTTTAATTCTCCTTCTTTGATTTTATTCCAAAGCTCATCATTCTCTATCTTCATTTTAACGAACCAAGTGCCGTTAGGTAAGTCGTAACCGTATAACTTAGACTTGTCTTGGTCACCTTCCTTAATCCAACTTTCAACTGTTAGAACGCCTGAAACTCTATCTTGATGTTGGTAAGTAGCTTTGTGGTGATTGTTATGTTTTAAATAAAGTTCAGAAGCTTTCCTTACTGTGTCTTTTGAAAAGAAAACATAGTAGTCTGAGTCTGTATTAGGGTCGTGTCTGAATATTTGCTTGTTAGGAATCAGTGCAGGACTAACCAACATTCTTTTCTCCTCATCTACCTTAGCGAATGTTAAGTTATTCTTTTCTTTACCAAAGAACACAAAGTCTTGCTCAATAGCAGGACTCGTTACTAAACTGATAGCGTCAATAGCTAGTTCTTGACTGTCGTCTGCAATAATTAATTCTACTATTTTAGTTGGTGTCATATTATCTAATTGAAGGATATTTTAAACCATTTATTTCTGCTGATAATTCTTTATTGATACTTTCAAGAATAGTAACGCCTTTTATATCATTAACATTAACACCTAATTCTTTTGCAGCTGAACCTGCTTCTTTTATCTTTGACTCATTTAAAGAAATTTGCTTTTCTATAACTTGTACTTGACTTCTTGTTTTTTCCCAAGCAGTATTGTAAGTTTCAAAAGCTTTTTCTATTTTTTCAACAATTTTTGTGGTTTGCTTTATTATACCTTGACTTTTTTTATCAGCTGAAGCTAAGTCTTTTGCAATTCCTAGTTCAATTCTTTGTGAACTCAAGTTAAATTCTTTAAATGATTTCAATTCTTTTTTGTATTGCTCGTAAGTCTTTCCTAATGGTGTTGGTGTATTCATTTCTTTAAATTTAAGGTTTGATATTATATAATAGATAAATTGTCGTTCTGTTTGATTTTAAATTGTAGCCCTTCTTCTAATGTTTGCTAATTGGTTTTGACTGTTTGTCATTTCATCTGTTACTACATAAGCTTTAGTTGCTTCAGGTGCTACTCCTCCTGATATATCAAAAGCTCCTGACATCATTTGAGGTGCAGGCGTATTAGCTCCACCACCTGCTGCTGTTCCACCTGCTCCGCCACCACCACCACCAAGTGGTTGTTTCTCAATCATAGCTACATTTGCAAGTCCTGCTGTTACTGCTAGCCCTGCTGAAATAGGTCCTAATACTAAACCTGCAGGTCCTCCTACACTCAGTCCTGCTGCATATGCAGATACAGCTGACTGATAAGTGTCTACAAGAGCCATAGCAATTTTCATAGCTTTCATTTTCTTAGCTTGTTCCCTTCTCTTTCCTTCAAACTTCTTTTCAATACCCTCCAAGTCATCACCATTCGCTTCTGCTAGTGCAATCTCTTTATTATAATCTTTTTCAAGCTGTACTGATTGTACCTCCATCATTTTTGCGACAATATCAATTCCCTGTTTTAAAAGTTCTGCTTTATACTCAGAAAGTTCTCTTTGTGCTTCTTTTTGCTCCTCTATGTTTTTATTAATTGTTTCAGTTTTCTGTCCTTCGTATTGCTCTGTAATAGCTGTCGTGTCCATTCCTGACTTCCTAGCCATCTCTTTCTTTAACTCATAAGCAGTTTTTAGTTCTTCTAATTCTCTTTGCAAACCTGAAAGTCCTTCAGCTCTTATTTCCTTTTGACTTTCTAGTAATTCTTTATTCAAAGAAACTTCATTAGTTAATTGTTCACTTCTGAACCCTGCTACCTGAGCTTCTACTCCTGCTCTATCATTTAAAGTTTGTTGATAAGCAACTTGTAGTTCTATATTATCTTTATTTGCGTCTAATTCTAATTTAGCAGAAGCAACTCTAGTATCTGCCAACTTTAACATTTCTTCTTCTTGCTTATCAAGTATGTCACCTAACTCCTTGTTTGCAGCTATTCTTTCAGCAAAAGTCTTAGTCTCATCATCTCTTATTTGTCTTTGTGTTTCTGAAAGTAAATCGTTCTTTTCTATTAATCCTTGTATTTGTGCTTCTGCTAGTTTTGAACTGTTTTGTGCAGCAGTTGTTGCTTTTGCTTGTTCGTAGTTTGACTTAACACTTATTTTAGAAATACCATCAATAGCCATTTCACCAATAGCTCCTATCTCACCAATAGCGTCTCCTATATTATTACCAATATCTTTTCCTGCGTCAATAGCTGCTAACCCTACTTCTTTAATATCATTTGCTGTTTCAGCCATACTAACTCTTAACGCTGCTATTTTCCCTTCATCACCTCCTCCTAAAAAACTATCCTCCCAAGCTAACATAGCACCCTCTACACCAAGCTTTATGCTATAAAAAGCTAATTTCAAAGGAGTTAAGGCTATTGTCATTAATCCACTTATCACCTTAGTCAGTCCATCAAATCTGTCTGAAGATTTTGTAACCCAATTATATACATCAACAAGTACATCTGCTACTTGATTAAAAGTTGTAGATACAGTAGTCATTACTGTATTAACAGCGTTCATTACTTTTTGGTTTCTTTCTAAAGCTTCTTTAAGTGTAACAAATAATGCAACTACTAAACCTATTCCTGCTGCTTTCATAGCCGTACCCATTCCTTTAAAAGCTTTACCTATTTTCCCTACACCTTTTTCAGCTTTTCCTGATGCTGTAGCTAGTTTGTCAGTATCTTTTGCAACATCACCAATATTTGACTTAACCTCCATTTCTAAAACTTCCTTTGCCATAATTTTATTTTTTTAAAATGCTATATTAGTTGCTAATTCGTGTAAATAAACTGTTGCAGACCATAAGTTATTTACACCTGCTCTATCTGTTACTTCAACTGTTATACTTGGAATACTTGCTGTTGTACTATCTACAATTTGAAAACTAGCGTTCACTCCTTTCTTGGCTATATTCTTTGTCTGAAAATCATAAATAATAATAGCCCCTGCGTCAGTAACCCTTACAGCACCATTATTTTTTCTATAACTAAATTGTCCTGCCGTTCCTGATGCGCCACCTGTTTCTAATCTTGTTACGTATATTTCATACCCTAAAATAGAGTTTGCTTGTAAAGTGATGTATTCACCAACAATATCCTGTGCGTACAATTTTGTAGGTGTTTCATCAGTAGTTTTAACACTTAACTGAACCTTAGAACTCTGAGTGTAACCTGCTCCTACACCATAAGAACCACCACCTAAGACTGCTTCTCCTTGTCTTATAGCTTTACCCATTACTCCTGAAACTTGTGCGTTATTAATACCATTGGATATTACATTTCCATTCCCTGTAATTTGACCATTCCTAGACATACCTTTTACAGTATTGTTCTCACCCATTATATAAGTATTATTAGTACCTGTTTCCGTAGTGTTTCCTGCACCTTGAGTATTGTTGTTTGCATTGTCAAAGCTACGATTCAGATTTGTATTATATCTAAATATAGAACAAGTGCCTGAAGCTTTATCGTAAGTGTACCCATAAGCTTCACATTGTAATTGATTTGGAGTTATATCATTAGTTCCGTCTGTAAATGTTACTACTCCTAAACCTGAAGTAGATAAAGGTTTTACAGTAAATCCTGTTATGTATGGTATTGTTGCCATTATGGTATAAGTATAAATTCTACAGTTGCTAAATCGTTTGGTTTGTAATCAATCTTGTTTACTCTAAACACTCTGTTCTTAAGGAATACAGTATCATTGAATTTAAAGGTATTAATATCAGCAGGAGTTAGATTAACTTTGATAGTCATAATTCTTGTATTAGGATTGTAAAGCTCTGAATAATAAGGCAACCAATACAAGTTGAATAAGTTGTTAGGTGTTGAAGCACCAACCAATAACTGACATTCTCCAAAGTGGAAGTCTAATGAACCTGTAACTGTGGGAACGTCTGACAAATGACTAAACTGTAAGAAGTTTGTTAAGTAAACTGCTCCTGAACCATTCTGTGCAGGTACATAGCAATCAACACCTGTTGCCTTTATTCCATTGTTATACATAATTCTAGGGCTATTTTCAAACCCCTCTGAAGTACCGTCATCAGCATTATACGAATAAAGTGCAGGTGTTATAAGTTGTGGGTATTGCGACATTAAACGTTTTATAACTGTAGCTGCAAAAGGTTCTGCTACTACTTCATCTTCTCCTTGTAAGATATTAAATTCATTTCCTGCGTCATATTTCTTGCTTCCGTATAAATGACCTCCTACTTGATTCTTGTAATTAGTAAAAGCAAAGTCATCATCATCTTCTACAAACTTGAAAATAGTCTTTTTATTTAAGTCTGCTAACGGTGTAAGTTTCATTTCTGAAACGTCTATCTTATCTGTCCAATCCAACTGAACACTATCAGTACTATTTATAAATACGTCTGTATAAGGCTCTATCTTAATGATATTAGGGTTGTCAGGGTCTGCTAAAGCTACCAAATTAAACATAGTCATAATACCTTTTAAGAAGTCCCATTGCCCTAGTTCACCTCTTAGGTTTTGAATTAAAGTTTCAGAAGTTGTAGTTGAAGTTCCTGTAATGACTGTAGCACCATTAGAAGAAAATGCAGCTAATTGTTGTGTTGTTAATTGTGTCAATGTAACCCCTGCGTCAAGTTTATAAAAAGACGGTCTTAAGCTTTCGCCTGTATTTAATGAAATTGTTGCGTTAAAACTACTAGCAATATTACCAAAAGAATTACTAGGGTTTACAGGAAATAATTGATTATGAATGGGAAAATATCCTGTTGGATTTCCTGCGTTATCGTACTTTTCCCAACCCATAACACCAACTTGTCCTGAAGTGTAACCTGAATAACTAAATTTGAAAGTACCTTGAATAAAGTATAGTTGGTTATCAAAAGAAGCAGTAAATCTTGAAGTGCTAAAATTAAAACCCAAATCACTAGCATTAGAAAATGTTTCAATGTCAAAATGTAAAGCACTTGGTGTTAAACCTGCAGTTATACCTGTTGTGTTGTCATTTTCACCAAAACCTTCGCCTAAATTATTATTAGGTGCTTGTGCTGAACCCCAATTGAAATCCATATACAAATTTTCAAAATCAGCTGCACCAAAGAAGTCTGAAGTGTAACTAAAAGGTGTATCAGGTGCGTTAAATATCCTGTCTACTAAATACTTGATATTTATAAAAGGTCTAAACGTACTTTCTAAATTAGGAAGGTTTACACTTGTTGGGTGTATCGTATATTGATTATTCCAATTTACAAAAGGGTAACGCACAGTTCCGTATGTTTGTCTGAACCCTGAAGTACTAGGGTTTGTGTAAGTCATACCTGAACCACCCCCTGCGTCATTCCAACTTAACTGAACCTGTGTAACTGTGTAGTCGTGTTCTAATTCAGTAAAATCTAAGTCACTAAATTGCCTTTGTTTTAACACGTCTGCTAAAGCGACTACTTCTGAATAAAGGTTTACATTGTAACTTATCTCTCCGTCTTTGTCTGTTACGTCTAACAATCTTAAGTAACCCTCAAATAAAATAAAACCATCTTGCTTAAGTACGCATTGAGATTTCTTATAAGGGTTGAAAATAACCCCGTCATCTGAACGAGTTATTTCAAAGATTTGGTCAAAGATTCTATTGTTTCTTTTTGTAGCAGGAAGATTAAAAGCCTTAGAATAAGATTGTACTTTTTCAGCTACATTTTTAAAGTCATCAACACTAAGACTTAAAGGAATATCCTCATCTTCATAAAGGTCGCAAATTACTTGTCCGTTGTCTAATATACTAGCACTTCCTGAAGGTATTGCTCCTATTACAGGTTGTGTAGAAATATCCGTTATAACTAAGTCAGTAGCAGTAGCATTTGAATAACTAATCATTATAGTCAATTCAGTAGCAGCTGCGTTAAATGTTTTTGTTATTTGCGTTACATTAGAATTGTAAGTAGTTGAAGTCTGTAAAGTTGTTCCTGAATAAACTCCTACTTTCACATTACCACCTACTACGGCTGTGTCTATGTTTATCGTTATAGTATATTGCGTTCCTATCGTTAGATTTGAAAGTTGCTGATATATTCCTGAAATATCTCCTGAACCTGTTTCTAAGGTTAAGTTACCTAAGACTACTGTTGGATATGCTGATGTTCCTTTTCTAAATCTGTACCAAGTGTTTACAATACTAGGAGCTGAATTAGTTAAACTGTCAGTATAAGGATTTGCTGCTGCACTTGTGTAAGTAACTGTAGTGTCTAAATCAGCAAAGTTTATTCCGTTTACTACTACTTCAGTTGGTGAACTTGATAAAGCGTTAAAGTACCCTGAATAATTTTGCGGATATAATATAAGTTGTACGCTCATTATATTGATTGTGTTCTTAGTGTTTTACTCTTTTCTACTTCAAATGTATATTGAATTAGTTTATCGTTTGCTACAGTCTTTTTAGTATAGTTAGAAGTTGTAAGTCTTGCAGGAGTTACATAAGTATTAAGTGATGAAAAGGAAGGGTCTGTTTGATAGCCTTCTAATATGTAAACCTCAGGACTGTTAATAAGCTCCTCAAACCACTCTGATTCTGCTTCATTAACAAAGTCTGTATTCATACTTATCTTTTCCATTGCATTAACTCTAAATGCTTTCTTACCCCCTTTGTAGCCGTTTGGTTGATATATAGATTCATTCCAAGTTCCTGCAAGTTGTTGGTATGTACTTCCTTTAGTTGAGATAGTCTTAGTGGACTTCATAGTGAAAGTGTAGTAATCCCAAACACCCCATTGATTCAACCAAGTAAGTCTTATAGGTTCGTAGCCCTTAAGTGTTGGGCATAGTAAGTTTACTCTAAGAGTTTCGGTTATTTTATTTCCTGCTGCGTTTTCTGCATATACTTCATAATAATCAAGTGTTCCTAAAGCAAGTACAGCTGCAAAATTAGTACTCCAATTTGTAAGGTTTGCAGGATAGCACCCGAAATGAATTAATTGGTTTTTAGTTGCAGTTGTAAATGTTGTGAATCCTCCATTAGCGTCAGTATTAGGGATATCATCTTCAGTACCTATTTCTGTTCCTGAACTATCATAGTACTTTACTATCATATTAGCTAGTATTCCATCTGTTCCTACTTCTGTTGAAATGAATGATATTGTTCCGTAGTCTGTAACATTTGCGTATTGAGTAAGTGGTGCGTTAGTTAAGTATTCACCAACAATATCTCCAATAGACGCAAATTCGTTCAAGTTAAACTTTTGAGTATCATACCCAAAATCTCCATTAAATGTTTTCAATAAATCTGTATATTTTAAATAGCCATTGAATAAAGTATATTGTGCTGAATCTTCTGTATCAATAATACTTACAGTTCCTGTTGCAGTTGTAGAACCTTCTATTTTGAATCTTATTTTTAAATATCTAACTACATTATCATTAAGAGAATACTTATCAATCAAATGTAATGGATGAGAAGTAGTAGCTGTAGTTGCTGTACCTTTGTATTCACTATCTAATGCAGCTAAGTTATCAGGACTAACAAAGCTTTCTACAATAGGTCTGAAGTCAAATATTCCTGCTCCTGCATTGTTTGGTGTAGTCTTGAATGTACCTACTATCGCTGTTGAAGTTGCTAAGTTTATATCTTCATCACTAATATGTACTTCAGCTACATACTTAACATTGAAGTATGTGCTAACTGTTGTTGCGTCTAAGACTGTAAATACTACTTCTTGTCCTACTGTGTTTAGTGTATATAAAGGTGCTTGTTCTATTGTGTATGCCATTATTTTACTGTTGTTAAACTATTAATTATATCTTCTTTGACGCTTCCTAGTAAGTCTTTACCGAACTGCTTTAAACCAAGTCCTAAAGGCTTTTGAAAGAAACTTATTCCTTGTATTCCGTTTCTACCAATACTTCTAGCTAATAAGAATGTTAAAGTCTTTCTTTTCATAAACCTTCCCTTAGCGTCTCTTGGAGCTATTCCTTTCTTTACAGCCCAACCATCTAAAGCCTTGCTAGGAGGTTGTGAGTGTCCTTTAGCGTTTCTATAACTATAAGGACTTTTTATTACTTTGCTTTTGTAGTTTTTAAAAGTTCTTTTCTTTTGTGTTCCTGAAACTCCTTTGTCTACAAACTGACCATAGTAAGACATATAGAATTGTACTGTATAATTCTCCCCTTCTTGAATAACTTTAAAGCTAATAGATTCTTCTAACTTCCCACCTTTACCTGCTTTCTGTAAGTTACCCTTAGAACGATTCACTACTTGCTTACCGAAGCTATTTAAGTATCTTTCTATGTTGTCAGTATTCATAAATCAATAGTTATTTTCCATCCCTTCCATCCTATCTGTATTGTTAGCCATCCTATTTTCCATTTCATTAATATCCTGCACCTTCTGAAGTTACAGGTATTGTACAAGTCTGAAAGTCGTTCTGAACTAAGACTCCTATATTAAATACCCATCCACAGCATAAGTTATCAAACCTTTCTTGAAACGGCTCTATTGTGAATTGGTCTTGTGTAAAGTATATAGGAGCGTTTATGTCGTTTGTTCCTTGTAACGATTGTTGTTCTGAGTGTCTAAGCATTCCTATAAAGTCAGTACAGATTTGTAGCACTTCGTTAAATACATCTTGCTCATTGCTTAAAGTCTTGTAAAGCTTAGGGAAGTCAGCTGAAGCATTGTTCTCAGTCCAATCTTCTTTTTCGCTTACCATATCCATAATAAAGATTTGAAAGTTGTAAGTAAGTTGGCTATCTCCTGTTGATACATTTACAGGGTTGATATGAAGCAATGGGAACTTCTGCATAACTTCAAGATTGAGGTCATATATATCACCTACTGAAGTTGTGCTGATTTGTTCGTGATACTCACCTAATCTTAGTAAGGTGTTTACTACATTGTTGTATGTCTTATTGTTTACCATTTCTCTTTACTTTATTTTGCGAGTTTAAATCTGTTTCATAACTAAGCCAAGTTAAACACTCTAATAGACTTAAGTTTGTTATTCGTTCTAAGTTTACTATCTCTCCATTTGTCAATCTATACATCACTCCAAACCATCCCCATTTCTCTGCAAAGGATTCTGAAGCTATTGCGTCTTCGTTTCCTTCAGCTGCTCCATCAAATACAATGGCAAAATCTCTGACAACTCCTTCCCTAAAGTGTAAAAAAAAACCAATGCACTTTGCACTTGTTGAGCTGACATCTGTTTCATTTCTTCCGTCCTGAGCCGAATATCGCCATCATAAGCGTCAATAATATATATATCATTCTTCTTTTCTTTTACAGGTCTATACAGAACAGCCATTAATTCAGGCAGGTTCTTTTCTATTCCGTTCTTGATGAATTGCTCAATATCGGCATATTCTCCTAAACTTATAGAATCTAAATCAGGATGGAAGCCGTACTCAATTCCGTTAATCTCTATTATCCTTTTTAGCTTTGTGTCTTGCTCTTGCTGTAGTTCTGCTATTCTGCTCATTATAACAGCTACATCGGACAATGCTAATTCCTTTACTAACTGCTTAGGAATGTTAGATAACGCTGCTATTGTTTCAGTAGCTTCTTCAGTCTTTGTACCTGTTTCAAAGTCAATAAGTTGCAACCACTTTTCAAGAGTTACATCTTCCCAACTATTAATCAGCTTGAACTCTTTTACTTTACCTTCTTTTTTAATTTTGACTTTCATACACTATATAATAGAAATTAGTTGTTTTTAGTTTAACGATTTTTTTTACTGCACGTAATACTTCCCTGCGTTTGGATTATCTAGGTGGTATATTACATTGTACCTTATACCGTCAATAGCGTGATTGTAGTTGTCTACATAAAGTTTAGAACCTTTGTCAGCGTATATGTAATTGTTTAGCTCTTTAGCTATGTTAGTGCTTTCAGGAGTTATGACAAGTTCATAATCTTGCATTCTAGTTATCCCACTTTCAATAGTTCCTTTCTTTACAGGTTTTATGTTTACTCCTAAATGCCTAAGGTCTGCTATTAGTCTTGGCTCTGCTGAATCAGCAATGATAAGTTTGTTATCTACTTTGTCTAATATGATTTTAGCTAATTCGTTTGACTTAATACCATTCTTGTAGATATGTTCTTTTAAGTATATCTTACGCTTCCTTTTATCAATAGCTACTTCAGTCAATGAGTCAGGGTCTACACTAAAACCAAAGTCCATACCGCAAGAAGTTTGTAAGCCATCAGGATTAAATTCTCCTATACTCCAATTCTCAAAGACTACTCCTTCTGCTTTGTCTAACCACCCCCCAAGTATTTTGTGCTGATACTTTTTAAAGTTAGTATGCTTTATGCTCTTAATACGCTCTAGGAAGCTCTGTGAGAGGTTTATTATATTATCTAGGTAGCTAGTATGTATGTAGCATACATTGTCTTTAAAGCCGTTAAAACCACCCTCTACGCCTTTATCTTCAAAAAACCTCTTATATATCCAATGTTCTTTTGTAACAGGGTTTAATATTAATACAACTCTATTGTGTATTGTCTTTTCTCTTATACTTAAATCAATAGTGTCAAAGATATTCTCATCAACAAGCTCCTCAGCTTCATCTAATACCCAAGTGCTTATTCCTTGTAATGACTTTAGACTTGCTGTTTGGTTTCCTGCTGAAGTTCTGATACCTCTAAATAATATATCTGAATTATTCTTTATATTAACTACTTCTGCTTTATTAATGCTAAAAGCTTCATCAAATCCTAGAAGCCCTATCTTTTCTAAGAACTCAGGAATAATTGACAAGTGAGCTGATGTCATTGTATAACGAGTAAAGAGTATTCTAATCCCTTTAGTCATAGTAAGTAAAGTAAGAAAGACTGTAACAGCAAAAGACTTACCTGAACCCCTACCGCCTGTAATTATAAAGTAACGAGCATCAGATGAAAATAATGGATTGTATTTCTTATTCAGTATCAGTTTCAACAAATGTTATAACAGGCATATTAATAGCTTTATCGCCTGAAGTTATATCTACTCTGTTTGTTTCATTCCAACCAAGTCTAGTCTTAGCTGCGTGTATTACAACTGAAGGTACTTTATCCTTTACACATTCATAATACTTTGACTTTATAAAGTCCTGTTGTATGTTTTCTATTTCTTCAACCTTAGCTGCAAATTCTTCATCTTCTTTTAACCACTTATAAAAGTTTGTTCTACTTAGGTCAGTTGCTTTTAAAGCTGTTGTTATTACTCCTAAAGAACTTTCTAATGCTTTGAGTAATCTCTCTTTGTTAATCTTTGTTCTATTTTGTTCCATTACTTTTTATATTTTGAGCGAGTAGGTGGAATTGCACCCCTTCTTTGACTTGGAATAGCCAACGCATTACTCTTTATGCTTTACTCGCATTTTTAGGATAAGGTTTTTTTAATTTTAAACACTTATCTTTTAATTCTTTTGTTAGTGGATATATATATTTTAATTTTCCTTTTGTTATATATGCTTTTGCATTACTATCATAATACTTCTTTATAAATTGCTCTCTTGTTAATCCTTTAAGCCCTCCCTTATCTTTTACCCAATCTGATATAATTCTACCGTGATACCTTTTATTATTTACAATCCAACTGCTATCGTGCTTGTCTTTCATTGATGTTCCTGTATATATCCAATTTGTTGCCTGATAAATTATGCCTTTGTGATTTTGGTCTTTATCAGCATAACTTACTACCATTTTACAAAGTGGCACATATTTATTTAGTATTCTTAAACTTAATGCTAGTGCTTTGCTAGTGCTTTCTTGTTTACCATTTAACGCCATTCTAACTAATTCAATAACATTTCCCTGAGGTAAAGAATATGCTTTACTCAGATTATTATTAGCACCTGTTCCGTATAATACTACACCGCACCATTCATTTTTTTTATTAAAAACTGAAAAACCTAAAACATTTACAGGCACACTTTTAGCATAGTGAAATTTTAAACAAGCATATTTAATAGCTTTATGTGAAGCCTTTTTTAATATCATAATTCTCCTGCACTTACTGAGTATATTGCCTTTTCATATTTACTTACGACTTCTGCTATTTGTTCTTCAGCATTTTGCAAATCATTTTCATTAGCAAATGTTATTTTTATTGTTGGTGGTTTATTATTATTATCTTCTGTTAATTCATTAAAGTCAGGTTCTTCTAAGTCATCTTCATTCTGCCATACATCTAAACCCCAATCAGCTAGTTGAACGCTATCCCATTCATTCGCTAGTATATCCCATTCCCATTCGCCAAATCCTACATTGTCTTTAACTATAAATTCTTTCTTTTGTTCTTCAGTAAGTCCTTCTGCTACTTCTATCCATACTTCTTTTAGCCCTGCGTCTTTACTTGCCTTTAATCTCATATTGCCGCCTAAGACAATCATTTCTTCATCAACTACAATAGGTCTTAACTTTAACATCTCAGGAAAATCCTGTATTGACTTGACTAGCTTTTTAAACTTATCGTTTTTTATTATTCTAGGATTGTTAGGGTTTCCCTTTACTTTACTGATCTTAACTTGTTGTTTCATAATGTAATGTCTTAGTATATAATAGAATTTTTGTTAATTTATTTTATTCGGTTTTGCTTCTTATCTTGTCTGTTGCTCCTTCCCATAGCTTATCTCGTTTCATACTTAAACTAGGTTCTGTTCTTTTAAGACTTGGCATTCCTTCAGTTGGTTTGCTATCCATATACTTACCACATTCACAAAGTGCTTCCTTAGTTACCCATTTCTTATCTCTTAGGACTATTGTAGCCTTTCCTATTTCCATAGTGTTTCCACATTCACAAAAGTATAGTGTCATCTTATTCTATTATTTTTAAATCCCTTCCTTCATTCTTAGCAATTCGGATTATTGTTTTAAAAAGCTTCTTTCGTTCTAAGCTAGTTTCACACCATATAAATTGAGTGTCGTTCATACCATCTAAAGTTAATTGTAACCCAAATCTAGTTCCTTTATTTTCTCCTTCTTTATACCCATATTTTTTAACTACTCCTTTCCAAGTAACTAATTCTATTGTGTCTTTCATCATTTCTTTAATTTATCTAATTCAAACTCTAAGTGATTGATTGCTTTCTGTATGCACTCAATAGGACTAGCGTGTTTCCTTTCTGCTCTTAGTAAGTAAGTAACAGCTGTTCCTGTATTGTAGCTAAGTTCAAAGTCCTCTATGACCTTACGAGCTTCATAGCCGTATCTGATTCCTTTGTAGTAGTTTGGAATTTTACTCATTGCCTCTATCTTTTATATTATTAAACAAGTCTTTATTGCTTTGCTTACTCATATCCGTTTCTAGCTTTAAAAGTATTATTACAGCAAGTAAGACTAAGGCTGCTAGTATTATAATTAGTTCTAATATCATTTTGTTAGTATATTTAAAAGTTGATGTGGTGTATATATCCTTGCGTCTCCGCTATAATTTTCAAAGATACAAGTAAAGTTATCGTTCTCCCAAGTCCAAAGACTTCTGACATTCTTTTTAATGTGGTTGTTCAATACCCACTTGATTGTTTTATAAGTTCTTTCCATATCTATTGTTTTATTTGAGCCAATTAACATTTCTATTCGGTTCATTGTATTAGGGAGGCGACCAAACCCCCCTTCTACTACTCTAGGTAAAATAAACGCTTTATGTAGGTCTTACCCTATATTTATTAGTATTAGTCCTTAGAGTATTCATTGTGTATCTTTTTTATTCCATCAAAGCAGGTTGAAATGCACGAACCACAATTAGTCTTTGTATTATAATTGCTTCCTGAAATTGTATTGTATAGTTCAATCATTTTCTTTTTAGCTGCTTGGTTCTTTGCTCTACCTGTTTTTAAGTCTTTCCATAAGTTTAATACTTCTTCAATTATTTCTTCAGGTATATCTTGCCTAACTTCAACTTCACTTGTTTTATCCCAATACTTTTGAGGACAACTCTGTGAACCTATCCTTGCTTTTATTTTCATAAAACATAAACATCTTTTACATTGTCCTGAAGGTTTGAAATAATAAGCACAACCCTTACAGATTGCAATTCTCTTTTCGTATGTCTGTTGCCCTACAAAGAACTTATTCATTTAACATATTTTTTAACTGTACCCTTACTTTGTCTATTGTCGTGAATAAGCTGTTTCTACTTATTCCTGTCTTTGCTGCTAAACTATCTAAAGTGTTTCCTTCTTCATAATAGTATAATTCAAATATCTTCCTATCGTACCAAGTAAAGCTTTCTAAGGCTTCGTCTATCTTTTCAAGGCTAGTCCATTGATAATCGTCTACTACTTCGTTAGGGAGGTTGTAAAGGTGCTTAGAAGGTATTATCTCGCCTGACTCCACAACATCATAAGTAATTGTACTTGTAAGACTATCTATATGACTATAATACTTTCTGTACTTGTAATAGTAATTACTTCTAGGACTTGTCAATGCTCGTCTTAACGCTACTGCTCCGTATCTTGTTACACCATCTATTCCGTCTTTGTCATAAATAGCTTTAAGTGTTGCAGGGTTCATCTGAAGTAGGTAAAGCATAAGTTCTTGTACTGCTTCATTGACTTCATTCTCATCATTAGTGAGTCCATAAGCCATAGTCCTAAACTTACCTGATAGCTTTGATATTTCTAAATAAACATCAGTCATTTACAACTTCCATTTTATCTATCTTGTCTGCAACCTGTTGTACTATTTCGTCTAGTATTAATCTATAAGACCTTACAACCCCTCTATTACCTTTAGTTTCTATTCCTGCAAAGAATCCGTTAGTAGCTACTGAAACATTAATCGGTATTATCATCATCCAATCCCAATAATTACTCTCCTTCAACCCTGTTCCATAGCCATTATGATAGTCAATAATTATTTCTAACACTTCCAAGTAACCTTCGTACCTGCTTTTAGTTGATAGTTCTTTAGCGAACTCCATACACATTTCTAAATAAGCTTCAATTGTTGCTCTGTGTTCAGCACTTGAATAAATCGGTTCTATCATACGTCAAACTTAATAAAAAAGTTTACTCAATTCCCTTTTCTTTTTTTAACTTATCAACAAGTGATTTGTAATAACTTATCTTTTCTTCATATTCAACACGACTTATCTTTAAAGTTGTTCTAGCTAAAAATTGTAATTCCTCAGCTTTACCTTCTCCATATTTTGAGTCTAAAGCTAACGAGAACTTGTACTGCTCACCCCAAGCATAGACGTTACATTTCACGCACTGCACTTGGCAATTCTCCTCATCAAAGCGAGTAGACAAATGTTTCCTACTTTGAAAGTGTCCGTTCTGCATTCCGTCCTTATATCCTCTGACTATTCCACAAGTGAAGCACTGAATCATTCCGTATTCGTTAGCTCCTCTAAGTCTAATGTAAAGACTGAACCACTTGTCTAACTCCTTTTTTAATTTACTGACTGTCTTCTTCAATTCTTATTAGGTTTTTAATTAATACTTTAACGAGCATTTCTTGGTCAAAGGTGCTTCCTTCTCTTACTTTTCTTCCTCCATAATAAAAGATTCCTTTTAAGTTGTTTATTCTTTCATAGACAATAGCATTGTTAAACGCCCAAATGATAGCTACAGGTTTTCCACTACTTACCTGAAGCTGTTGCCCTCTTACTATCTTTCTCATTGCTACTATAACGTCTTGTCCATCTTCTATATTCTTATGTACTCCCTTTACTTCTGCAAATCCTGTTATCTTTCCCTTGTCATAAAGAACTGCGTCTATATGAGCGTATTCCTGATGTGAACCATAAGTCAATCCAAAGTGTTTACAAAACTGTTTTAAAGCTTTGTTCTGTCTTTCTCTATGTGATTTTCGTTCAAATTTCATCTTCAAACTTAGAACAAAAATATGCTTCTAAAATACAAATTAGAATTATTATTCCCCATACGATTGTTAATATCTTCATTTTAAAATAGTTTGTTTTGTTCTACATTATTTTCTTTTATTATACCTTCTGCACAATTTAATATATGTAAACCTGTATTTGGCTCTACACAATTTCTCAATGTTTTAGCTGCTTTATATCTTGGCATAGGTACACCTAAATAATCTGATAGCTCTTGAGTAGTACTCCTAGCTACATCTATATTTTTTACATCTAAAGGCGTAACATTAAAATTGCTCCAAAAAGGGTGTCTTCCTATAATAAAAGATGGTTCAACTAAATACTCATAGTAAGGAATAACATTCTCTATAACCCATTTACCTTTAAACCAAGACTTTAGTAATATTATCTGTTGGTATAAAGTTACATCTATATATTGTTTTGTGTTTTGACTATAACATAATTTACTATGACTAGGACAAGGAGGGCTACTCCAAATAAAATCAAAATCTTTATAGTTGTCTAGTAAGTAATAGTGTGCGTCAGTTACTACTACATTATCTTTAGGGAATTTAGCTTTATATATCCCTGCTATTTCAGCATTTATTTCTACTGCTGTTATTTCGTGTTCATCACCCCATAGGGTTCTATTACCACCTATTCCCGCATATAAATTTAATATCTTCATTTCAATTTTCTTATTAGCCACATTACAATGGCTGTTATTAATACCCACCCTATCATTTTCTAAAGCTTTTACCCTTAATAATTACTACCTTACACTTTCTTAATCTGTCTAAAGTCCTTTCATCATATCTTTCTTTAAGTGAATTTGGTGATAGGTTAGTTGTTATTAGTAATGTCTTTGAACTGTCCTCTGCATAAGATATTGCATCAGCAACAGCATCTATCTTTGTACCATAATCATTCTTAATGCTTTCAGTACCTAAGTCATCAATTATAATAAAAGGCGCAACATTCCTATCTACTGCTCCTAATTCTTTAGCAGGTATGCTTCTAAGGACTTTATTTGTTTTAGTTCTGAATATAGCAGGAATAACATAGTTTAATATTGTTGATTTACCTAAGCCACATTCCCCCATAAGCATAAGACCTCTACCTTTTGTATCTACTAGCCAATCAATAATTTCATCATAAGCAGGAAGGTGTTCATACTTATCAATAGTTCTATCATAATATTCAAATGCCTTAATAAACATTTCTTTTAATTCTTCTTTAGTTCCTAGCTTATACCTGTTGTAAACTTTAGGTTTAAGAAAGTCAGCTTGTTTAAATGTATCTTCTATTGTTCTCATATTCTTTTTAAAATGTTCCATCACCATAGTCTTGACCTTTCTGATGTCTATGTGATAAAGTATTATTATTTTTAGGTTTATCCCATTTCTTTTGATTAGTTGCCCAAGTCTTAAGTCTTAGCTTTGTACTCCAAGTTTTATTTAATTCAAATTTCATTTTTGTATTAGACTTATTAGGTTCTGTCCAATAGTCAATGAATCCATTTAAAATACTTTCTTCATAATCAAAAGATAAAACCTCTGAAACAAATTTATCACGCCTATTAGATATAGTATTATTAGTTATTCTTATTTCTTTATTCTTATTAATAGTTGTTAAGTTACTTTCTGACAAGTCCTTAACTTTATTAACCACTAGTTGTTCAGTTTCTTCACAACTTAAGATTTTCAACAAGTTAGCTTCATTTATCTTGAAGTATTGCTTGGCAGGTATTCCTTTACGCTTAGTTTCTATTATTTGGTACTTTTTAAGCGTTTTAAGGACTTTTCTTTGCTGATATGAAGTTAGTGTAGTATCACGCTCTATATTAGCTTCAGTATTAAAGAACCAACCATCAGTCATACCGTTAGCTATAAAGTATTCTTCTTTGCTAATTAGGTCAGCAAGTAGGATTGCACCCTTCAACCCCACCTGCTTCGCTAATTGCTTGTTTACTATTAAAAACGCTGAACTGCTTAATAAATGCTTCATAATATTTTTGCTGAATAGTTATAATTTGACATTGCAAGTTTAACATTTTCTAATTGATTAGAGAAGTCAAAGTAAGAAGTTTTTATAATACATAAAGCTTCTCCACTTGTTACCTCTAACAATACTTGTGATTTGCTTTCCTTAACTCCATTCTTCAACAGGTGACTCTTAAGGAAGTCTGAATCTAAGAAAGTCTTCTTTGCTTCGCTAATATCTTTGTAAGCTGTGTAAACTTTATTGAATACATTTCTATATTTCCCCCAAGTTGCGTAATTACTCTTATGCATTTTTTCGTAGTGGTAAATCAAAGACCTATCTCTATTGATAACTTTAGCTATTACAGTCTGATGTATATCTTCTTCAGTTCTTGCAATAACACTAGCAACAGTTCTAGCTACCTGTATGTCTTGTTTCCTTGTCTTTTCACCTAACGAGCCTTTAGGCAACCCCAATACATTTGTAGTGAGGTTGCAAAGGTTTTTAAAATTATCTTCAGTAGTCATCTTAAAAGGGCATATCAGTATCTCCATTCATCATAGTATCTTTATTGTCTAATAAATTTCCTGATACTTTGTTACTCTGATTAGTGAAAAAATAACCATCAATATTGTGAAAATATCTACCGTTATATTCTCTTGAATAAACATTACAAAGAACTGATATTGTCATACCAACTTCTAGTTTATTCATTGAATCCATCTTATCGCCAAAAGCACTAACACAGACTTCATTATTAAACTCTCCACCTGTATCAATTAAGATAGATTGTTTCTTCCACTCTTTTCCTGATTTGCTAACTCCTGATTCAGCAGCTAACTTCTTTACTAATTTTCCTGTTACTTCCATTTTTATTGTGCCTGTTTGTGCAGGTCTTTATTAATTATTGTTTAATTCGTGTATTTGTTATCATTTCAGAAAGTTTTTCTGATTGCTTATTTGTCATTTTGTAGTTATTCATCTTTTCATAGACTATATTACCTTTCCCTATATTTATTGCTTCTAACATTGAATTGTAAATATCTGTAGTCATTGTAAGTTTAGCTTTAGCAATAGGTTCATTTACTTTATTACTATCAGCGTCTTTAGTATCATCTAATAAAAATAAATTACCTAAAGCATACTTCTTAGCGTAAGAACTGCTACTACCAAAACTCTGAGCTATATCCATTCCTTTTCGTTCAGGATTAATACCTGCTTGAGCTTCTACTGAAATATTAGTTTCTCCATCTGAAATTGATACTTTTGAGTTTAAAACTAAGTACCCTGCAATCTCCTTTGTGGTTTCTGTAATAGTTAAATAGCAATTATACTTCTTTAATAATGGTTTAACAGCTTCTAAGATGTCTTCAGCACTTCTGTACTTATACTTACCAAAATTGTTAAATTGGTTCTTAGGAGCTTTTAATTCGCTTTGTATAGCTATTAAATAGTCCTGCTTTTCTTTTGTTTTCATATATTTCTACCTATGTTAATTGGCTAGGGTTTTTGCCTGTTTATAATTTTGTTAAAAATACTAAATTTATTTTAAATTAAGTTAATTACTAATGCTACTTTATTTCTTTCTAAATATATTTCATTATACATACTTAATGATTTTGCTATTTCTATGTTTCTTTTGGCGTCATAAAAGAATGTGCCTTCCTTTTCTATCTCGTAAGTGTAACATTCATCAAGGGCTAGTCCTGTCTTATCTACATACTCATCTAAGGCTTTAGATACTTGTTCCTTAGTTCCGTAAAGTCTAATACAAGTTGAAGCGTCTTGCAAATCATTGTCGTTACAGAATAAAACTCCTCTAAAAGTTGTCTTTGTACTATAATTATTTGAGTAAAAATAGTAGTCCTCGCATATCAATTCTTTTCCCATTATATGAAGTATTCAAATATTAGTAAAAGAACAACTGAAGTAGTACATATTGTCATAATTATATCAAGCCAACAAAACTGTCTTACATTCAATTCGTCTTGTATTGGAGTATCGCTAAAATGTTCTTTTGAATATTTGTCAAAGAATTTTCCTTTGCAAGTCATTATTCTGTCGCAAATTTGTTCGTGGTTCATAACCTCTGAAGAACCTGTCTTTTTGTTTGTTATCTTGTATTTCATTATCTTAGTCCTAAAAAAAGTTCTAAAAGCGTAATAGACGCAAGTAGTAAATATAAGCAGCTGTAAAGTGCTGCCATTCCGAATAGTATTTCTAATATCTTTTTCATTTCTTTAAATTTATGGTGCTAAACTACAAAACATAATTGATATAAACACAATTATTAACAGAATATTTAACAAATAGTTATTCCTTATCTAGTAAATGATACTAAAATAAATTTAAAAAAAGATTGAAAAAGGGGTTAAAAGGGTTTAAAAATAGTGAACGAGTCTTGCTATTTGCCCTGATTCTTTGGAATGTATGAAGCCTTCTACTGCTTTTTGTACGCCACAAAAACCTTTTCTATTGTGCCAACTATCAGTTCCTGAAGGACTACGCATATACTCAACTGTTACACCTATAAAGTCTTTGCCGTCTAACCATCTATGCTTAACTTTATGATGTAAGTGATGTAAATACCAATATCTGTATTTAGTTTCCGCCCATTCTTGCGGTTTTTCGTTTGCCATTAACATAGGTAGCTTATCCATTTTAGCACCATCACCGTGTTCAAGTCCTATTAGATTAGAACCATACTTATAATACTTCCTATGTGCTACAGATATATCAAAAGTAACATCTTTAGTATTTCTGAACCAAGACTTTAAAGAGTGTGCTAAATGAAATCCGCTTTGATAATCGTGATTAGACATTGAATGTACTACATCAACAGGAGCAACTTGTCTTAGTATCTCAACACATTTAACATATAGTTTTAAAGCTACTTCAAAGTGTTGCCACCATTTACCGTCAGCGTCTTGTGGTGTTCCTGCTGTAGTTGTATTATATACATTGTCAATATGTAGTATGTCATTACCTACACAAAATAACACTCTATCTATACTAAACCCCTTAGCTTTACTAATAAGACCTGTAACGCCTTCTAAGACTCTATTGTAAGCTATCTCAGTATTATAGTCATCACCTGTTTCTAAAGCTACTGCAAGTTTTCCAATATGTATATCAGCAGGGTTTATTACTAACAAGTGTTCTCCCTTTACTCTTTTAATTTTTGGATATTTAGGGGAGTAGTTTTCAATTAGATTTTGAATATCTTCAAGTAAATCTAGCTTATCAGTTCCGTATTGTTCTTTTGTAACTATTGAAAAGCGTAATTCACCTGACATATTTTGCCAATGCTTAACGCTTACAATATCTTTTTTATCTATACCTCTATCTTTAAGGTGTAAATCTAAAGCAGTATTGCCGTTAATATTGGACAAGTCCTTCCCCCTAGATTCATTGATTAACTCAACTTCTTCAGGGGAAAGTCTTAGTCTTTTTCCTTGTTTAGTCAAACTATTTCTTAGCTACGTCTGCAATTCCTTGACCTACAATAAGAACTAAGATAGCGTGATACAATTCTGTAGCTGTTGCTTCATCAACTCCTAAGAATGTTACAATAGCAGGTACTACTACTGAACTGATTGCGTACCAAAACTTCTTTGACTTTAACATCTGCCCGATAAGATACTTCTGAAAAAACTGTTTCATTTTATTTATTTTTAATTATTAAATTAATGTTTTCGCCGCCTAAATTAAGTATTTCTTTGATAACTAAGTCCATAGCTAAGCGTGAGTTATAAACAACGTCCTGTTCACTTCCTTGTCCTAAGAGTATGCAACCCCTAGTATCTTCAGCTTTATTACCTCTATGAAATAATATCCAATCCCTATTAGGAACGTCTTGAACTAACAAATGTAAGTATTCTCTTGTAGCTGATTCTCTTGGTAGTCTTAGTCTTACTTTGTACCTCCCTTCAGGAATACAAGATATATTTCTTTCGTTATTAATATAAGGGTTCTCTAAGGTATCACAAAACCTTTCCCCATTTATAAAAAGCTCTCCTATTGTAGAGTTTTCCGTAAATGTATCTCTGATGATTAAAAGATTAACGCCCTTGACCTCTGTAGGCTGTTTTAAACCCTCTCCTGCCTTTACTTGCGTTTTTGGAGTGTACCCCCTTCCTTTTTCTTTTAACGCCATTATAAGTGTTATTAGTGATTTTAGCCATTTAATTATTCTCATTTCTTTTTCTACTTAATCTCCACTTGTCAATTGTATAAGCTATTGACACAACTAAAAGAAGAATCTTTAAAGCTAGTTCTAAATTGCTAAATGTTGTTACGCTTAGGACTGTTCCGTTTACTACTGCTACTTCGGACACTTCCTGTATTGTTTTTCTTATCGGCATTTAAGTACGATTTTAATTTAGTTATGTTCTTTTGTTTAGGTTTATAATGCTTCTTCATTAATCAGATGAATTTAGAAAGTTTCTTAAAGTAAGTCTAGTTCCTTGTGGTGTTGGTCTTTCAAGGTTCATTCCATTATAGTAAGCGTTTCTGTCAGGGTTCACATCTGCACCTGTATTTGTAGAGTATTCAGGGAAACTAGAATTATTATTGCAAATGTAGTCAATCATTCTCTCTGTGTAGTATTCAGCTGTATTTCTTACTTCTTCTCTTAGGTGTTGGCTTTCTTCAGTACTTAAAGCTGTTCCTGTTTCTGAGGTCTTAGAGTATATATTTCCATTTTCAATCTTAAATCTTAAGAAAGGGATAGCGTGATAAAACGCCCAATTCGGTAACATATCACCAATGTAGTCATTAAGTAAAGTTGCGTAAGCTTCATTCTCTGTGTCATTTACTGTTCCTGCTACAATTAAGTCTTTAAGCTTTTGATTCAAGTCAGTGCCTAGCTTAGTTTCTACATATAGCTTCTGTGCTTGACGAACATAAGGAAGTAATAGCTCAACATCAACATTAAGATTAATTGCTGTAGAGTCCTTTAATTTCGCTTCTGATATAAATAATACGTATGCCATAGTTTATCTAGGTTTTAAAAATCCGTTGTTCTTCATTTTCTTAGGTGGTGTTGCTACTAGCTTGTCGTTCTTCTCAGCAGTAAAGCCTTCTGACTTTGCTTTAGTGTAGCCAATCATATCAGCGTCTTCTATTTTAGTTGTCTTACTTTCTCCTATTACAGTCTTAAATATTCTTCTGCTCCAAAAGTGATGACAGTTACCTCCTCCTTTGTAAAGCCAAATTGAGTAAGTATCTGAATTTCCTTTAGGACCCCAACCTTTATTAACTTCCTTAGAACCCATATTAATTATATCTTCCTTTCTGTAAAGCTTTTTAGCTGCTGTCATTTTCTTGCAAAAATCTCTTTTTTCTCCTGTCTTACTAGTCAAAAAGTTATCTTGTGAATATACATAACGAACTCTGAAGTAATCAAAAGACTTTTTAGATAGTCCGTCTTGTTCAGACTTACGGCTTGGAATAGCTCTACCTGTTGAAGCTAATTCTACCTTCTCGTTCATTAATTCGTTTAATACTTCTTCATAGTTAAAGTCTTGGTGTTCTCCATCTACTACTTCTTCTTCTATTAATTCCCATTCTTCAGACATATCTTCTCCAAATTCTTCAATAAATTTATCAAGTTCTGTCTTTTCAGTTGATAGTTCTGTAGTAAAATCTTCTGCTACATCATCTGCTAAAGGTTTTAATCCAACTTCCTCTCTGATTTCGTCTTCAGTCATAACTCCTTTCAAGTCTTCTGAAGTAAATTCTACTGTAATAGGTTTTAATTGTACAAACTGAACAGGTAAATCTATATTGTTTACTGAAAATAAAGTCTGTAAAGTATTTAAGATATGTAATTGGAATGGCTTTACAACTGTATTAAGATAGAAGTTCCCTGCTGCGTTAAGTTCATCTACATTAGAACCAAGTCCTGTATCAGATTTAATTCCCATAAGCATTGGACTCGTTACTCTGTGTCCTGTAAGGATATTCTGAACTAATAGCTCCTGAAGTGCTAGGTATTGCTTGTCAGCGTCAGAAACGCTTATAGGAGTTATCTCAGGTGTTCTAGTCTTATCGTCTGAGAACGTCAAAATAAACTTTCCTGAGTTTGAAGCCCCTGTAAATTTCTCTACTAAGCTTTGTTCTATCTGTCTTCTTTCCTCTTGCGTAGGAATACCATTAGCAAAAGAAACAAAATAGCTCCCACTAAATCCATTTTCTATGTTGTTTAAGTGAAACTCTGCAACCTTTTGGTCTACTAAGCACCAATTATTCGCTGCTAGATAATCAGGTGTATGATAGCAATCCATATTAGGACTGTAAGCACCTGTATAAAGTAACTGACTTCCTGAAGTTCTATCATTCACATTGAAAGCAGGTACAGGATAAGGTTTATTTGCTCTAGTGTTTGACCAATCAGCACTTATATAGTAACAGTCTACCTTACCCATTGCGTTTGGTTTTCCTGCTCTTACACGTTCAACGGGTACGTGATAAACCTCTGCTATTTCTGTTCTTTCTCTATTCCATACAATGTGTAAAGCGTAAGCTCCTTGAAGTTTAAAATCAAAAGCCACTTTCTTTATTACTTGGTGTAAACTTTCATTAGAATTAGCGTGTCTTAAGAACTTTTTAAGCTTTACATAAGATTCTAAGTTAGTATCTTCTTCTTCAGCTATTAAGTCCTCTCCTGCTATCATTTCAGCTGTAGCGTTTACGATTGCAGCGTGTGTACTAGAATTATAGTAAAGGTCAATTAAGAACTGAGGATAGAGATTTTTCCAATCTTCTGTTCCGTATTCTATATAATCACGTCCTCTTACTTCTTGTACTATTGGAGCTGTAGATGTTTCTAAATTTATTGAAAGTATTTTATCCATTTTTATATGTTTGAAAGTCTATTGTTTACATTAGCAGTAAGTGCAGTACTTGTTGTTTTATATATCTGAATTTCCCATACACTTCCTGCGTAAGGATTTACGTCTGTAGCTCTTACACCAATAGCGTCTATATCAGAAGTTCCTACTAAAGTTGGAGTTACTGCTTGGACTGTTCCATTATGATACAAGTTTATTACGTTTGAAGCGTTCCTTGTTATTACTAAATAGTCGTTCCCAAAAGTACCACTATCTAAGTCTATATTGACTGTACTGCCATCTATTTTGATTCTGATGTTATTACTTGCTGTAAACTTAAAGAACTCGTTAGAAGTTGTATTATCAGCTAAAATTACATTATTAAAAGAAGAAGGTCTTATCCTCATCCCTATTGTAAATTCCCCTGTAAGACTTATTTGTGATTGAGTTTGTAAGTTCTGAGTATCATCTGCGTCAAATGTCAATTCTCCTGCACTGTAAAGCGGCTGTTCTGACGCAGTAGCTTGTACCATATCGTGACTATTGCTAGAACTATCACTCCATTCAGAAACGTCAGCACCATTCAACGTAATTCCTGCTTGATTCTTATACCAAGCAACTAAAGAAGTTTCATCAGAAGGTGACCATCCGCCTAAAGTCTTCATTGATACTAAACTTAATGCCTGTTTTAACGCTAACATTACACTACTTGGTCATAATAACAAATAGCCAAGCCACTCGCCAAAGTAATTGCAGTTACATTTAAGAATAAAGTTGTTCCTGCTGCCATAGTCGTATGTAAAGAACTTGCAGCACTTCCTGCTCCTGTTTGTATGTTAGAAGCAACTATTTCTGCTATAACACTTTCTGTTACAAAGTGAACTGCATAATAGTCTTTTGAAGTCATTGCTGTTGTAGTAATTACATCACATCTATTTTTTCCTAATTGCTCTGTTAAGAGTTGTTGTACATTTTCTATTGCCATAATTTTTTATTTTATTGTCCGTAATATATATAATTTGTTCCTGAAGGTTCAGGATGTTGTGTATATTGTACTTGTTCTGTTCCGTCTTTTTCTGCTACATACATCTTACCTTTAGTTACTAAACCCTGTACTACTCCTTTATCGTTAGCAGCAGGACTTAAAACATCATCTTCTGTTTCAGGTGCGTGAAGTTTATCAATAGTAACTGTTCCTATCCAACTTACTTCATAAACTTCATACTTCCAATACCCTGAAGGTAAAAGATTTACTTGTCCACCGTAAAAATCAGGCGACGAAAAGTAATAGAATCCCATTTCAGTATATCTATCAGTCATTAGGTTATGAGTTTCAATAGGGTAAACATAATCTATGCTTCCGTCCATATCGTTTATAAACTTTACTAAGTGTCTTATCTGTGTCTTAGCTACAGAAGTGTTGATACGATTGTCTTCTGTAGATAGGTACGCCTTAAAGTCTGTTTCTGTGTATGCTTGTATCATTACTATATAATAGAAAAACTTCGTTTCTGTTTGGTTAATAAAAGAAAAGGGTAGCAACTAAGCCACCCCATTCAAGAAATATATAAAAGAATACTGATTAAGAAGTAACTATTGTTCCCATTGTAAACGCTGAATTGTCAAATGGGTCTGTAGTGTAGTCTGCAACCATTGGAAAAGGAAGTGCTTCCATTCCGTCAAAAGTAAGAGTGTAACCTCCTCTATCTCCCCAAGCTGCACCTGAATCAATAGTACCTGCGTTAAGCTCCATTCCGTTTACTGTTCCTAAAGCTACGATAACATCGTGTCCGTTAGCAAGAGTAGCGTTTAATTGAGCAAAGCAAATAAGTTTAGTTTGACCTAAAA